CGCATAGCCGAGACTACGACGGGCCGCTCGTTCCACGCCATGCGTGCGTACAGGTAGGGCGCGTAGGTCGGCACCACCTGCAAGCCCTCGACGGCAGGACTGTCCACGTGGGTGCCCCGGAAGGTGTCGATCTTGCACTCGCCTGTCAGGCAGAACATGGCATGCGGACCCAGCGTCAGCACCATGTCGTAGCCCTTGAGCGCGGCCACCAGCTTGTCGCGGGCAGCTTGGGCAGCAGGGATCAGTTCCCCGCCAACCTTGCCACCCACAAACAGGCTGGGCCACTTCGCCACGTAGGCGGGGTAGGCTACCCGGATGACATCAGGTTTGAAGTCGGCCAGCTTCATCAGTTCGCTGGTGACCTGCCACTCCCACTCCGACATGACGTTGCCGTCAGCCGCATCGATGGACGGCCAGTCAACGACTAGTGCTGTCTTCATCGAAGGGAAGCTCCAACTGGATGGGCACAATCACAACTTGGGTGCGGCGATCTGTAGTCGACGTAGAGACAGGCGCCTCGATGCCCTGCTCCCGCCGCCACCTTTCGCGTTCGATCTCCAGCCTTGCAGCCGGGCTGTAGTTCCTACCCACGTCATCGCTCCCTGTAGAAAACGAGTTCGCCGATTCTAGCAGTTCGTTCCAGATGTGACCAGCGTCGGACGCTCGTGTCGTGAAAGAAGATCGCTCCGTTCACCATGTCGATGTAATCGAAGACGGCCACGTAAGCTGCGACTTGGGCGACATGCCACGGGTGCGGATCACGGGGCCGGCGGGTTGCGTTGGTGCAGACCCACGTGAACTGGCAGCCGCGCGAGTCCCGCTGGAAGACCACGCCGCAAATGTCAGAGCGGAAACGACCATCCTCGACGCGGTTCAGGACAACTTGGGCGACCGCAACTTGGGCATTGAACGGCTGGTTGCGCGCTTCCCAGTACACTGCCTTCGCCAGACATTCCATCTGCCGGCTGGGGTTTGCATGCGCCTTCAAGGGTAGCCAGCAGAGCAACAATGTCAGCGCGGCGAGCTTCCACCTCATGTTCGACTTCCTCTCTTGCCTTGCGAATGGCATGCCATGCCCGTGACAGTTCGTCGCTCGAAGCGTAGTCGTAGGGCGGGGGATGGGTGCCAACGAGGACGGCCTTGGCCAACGCCAGCAGCAGGTCGCGTTCGGCGTCAGTCATCGGACACTCCGAAGATCATGAAGCCAGCCATGATTACGGCGGCGGTCAAGATGATTATCTCAGGCCATGTCATGTGTCGGTCTCCATCTGCGCAGCCAGCATGGCATCGGCGCCGTGGGTCAGGCCGGCATCGCGCAGCATTTCCTCGGCCAGCTTCACGGCAGCGAACAGGCGGTTGCGCTCGGACTGGAGCAGTTCCATCGAGGCGATGAGGCGGGACATATCCATAGCCGTGATGCGGCCGTCGTTTTTGGAGTGCATGTACAGGCGGCGGGCCTGCGCAACTGCGCTATCGGGCATCTTTCTTCTCCTGCCGCATAGCCTGGAAGTCCTCGATGGTGAGGGGAGCAGGCTCGCCGGCTGCCACGAGGATCTCGGTGACCCTGCGGCGAAGCTCGTGTGCGGGGGTGGTCTCAGTGTGGAAGACTTCGAGGATCACGTGAGTACCCTCCTGAAAGTGGAAAGGGGTAGACCGAAGCCTACCCCCTCCCCGTGCCGTTAGGCGGCCTTCTTGTTGTTCATGTACCAGTCGACCGAGTAGTAACGCTCGACCTTCAGGCGCGGCGTGTTCAGCGGCGTACCGTCACGGTTGGAAGTCTCGTGCGACACGTTCACCACCACGTCGTTGCCGGGCAGAATGTCGGCGACTTCGCGGATCGTGTTGCCCACAACCTCGGGCGAGATACGGGCAAGGCGTTCCTGCACGTAACCGATAGTCTTCTCCGTGATCCACTGGGTGTCACGGAGGCGGCACTTCGGAAGCTCAACGCCCTCCATGTCCTCGTCGTGCATCGGCTCCACCATCGTGTAGGTAAGCTCGATACCCTGCGTACCGGAGTTCGCCTTGACAAACTTCACAGACTGGACCGTCACCAGATAGTCACCCGCCGGAGCCTGCCGGAAAGCCGGGCGCTCGGAAGCGGTTTCCGAAATGACGGTGTCGAAAAGATCAGCCACTTGCATTCTCCATCTTGGGTTTGTCACTAGGTGACGGGGCATAGATACATCTGGAGTACGGCCCCGTCAAGCGTATCGTCTCCAGAAATCTCACTTCATCTTCAGGTCCACGCCCGGCCCAACCTTGATGCCCGCAGACTCCAGTTGGTGCTTTGTGAATTCGACCAACCGACTTCTCGGAATCGAGCCAAGAACGCAGTTGCTCGCACTTCGCCTTTGATAAATACTTTTTTCAAGGTTGTTGAGGCGCTTGACGGTAAGGCCCGCCTCACGAAGCCGGGGTCCACCGATGGGCATGCTATGCTTCTCCTATCTCGAAGGCGCGGCGAAGCCTGTCTACAACGTCGTCACAGTTCTCGCGCACGACAATATAGTTATCGTGGCCGTAGTTGATCTCAGTCAAGCCTTCAGTTTTATGGTGAGGCTTGGCTGTGTGGATGGACTTGGCATTGATGAAGATGACGTTCTGCGGAGCCTTGTCGAGGGTCTCGAACTCAATCATGCACGGCATGTTACTTGCTCCCGGTCAGGCGATCAAGCATGGAGGCGAGGTCGAAGTCCTCGACGGGCTTGATCAGGTTGGGTGCGGAGGACCGCAGTGAAGCCTTGTCGGTGGCGCTGGTCTTGAAGGTACGCTTGCCGTCGCGCCCGACTTCGAGGTGCCAGATGTCAGAGAAGTAGGTCTGCATCTTCTTCGAGAACTTCTCGCCCACCCCGACAGGAATGTCACGGGCCTTGCCCACGATCTTTCCTTGGTCGTCCTTCTCACCGGTCTGCATGATGTGCGTCAGCACGATGACAGAGGCACCGACCTTCGGGCCAGTCAAGTGATCGAGGATCGCGCCGTAGTAGCGGCCCGCCACATTGTAGAGGGAGCGCAGGTCACGCTTGGTCTCGGGGTCCTCGTGCGCAGCCAGCAGCAGCATCTCACCAAGGAAGGTGCCGCTGTCGATCACGATAACATCCTTGGCAGTCATGTTCGGGACCGGGCCAAGGTCTTCGGTCGGCGTCTTCCAATGCTCAAGCAGCTTGCAGAAGGTACGCATCGAATCGACCGCCTGCTTCGGCGCAACGGACGTGCCCCCGAACAGGTTGGTGTTGGTGATCTTCGCGACCGCATAGGTCTGAAGGTACACGTCATCAGCGCCCGGCTTCAGGTAGGACCCGATGACGCGGCTGTTGTTGTCGAAGTCGTGGATCAGCAGGCGGTAGCCGGCGTTGGCAAGCTGCGCCAGGGCGCCGGTCTTACCAGATGCAGGCTCGCCGCAGATCAGGATGCGAGGCGGAAGCGCCGTCGCTTCGAACTTAGGCATTGAAGAGACTCTCCTCTACAGATTGCTTGCGGATATTACGTGGATCGTTTTGCCATTGCGGGCACAGATGCGCCACCTGACACCAGTCCTGGCATCGGACAGCTTCACCCGGCCGGTACTCAACATACAACGAAGACGCCGTGCTGGCAAGCTGTTCCGCATCGATGGGATTGTCGAAGACCCGGATCGCCTTGGCAGCGCCCCGCTTGTGAACAGCCCACTTGGCAGGCTTCGCCCACACATCAGCATCGGTGCAGGGCGCGGGCTCCTCGGCTTGGTGCAGACGTACACGCTCCTCGATGAAGGCGTCGGCCTGCTCCGGTGTCCAGAGCGGAACCTCCAACCGAATGACAGGCGCCTGCGGATAGTCCTGCGTCCGGCGGCTCTGGCTCTTGGACCAGTCGCGGAGGATCGCAAGGATCGCAACCGACGATATGCGGAGACCCTTCTCGCGCTCCAGCATGCGCCTATAGATGTTGGTCTGCTCGACCCACTCACGAGGCGGCTGGCCCGGCTTCACCTTGTAGGTGGAGGTCAGCTTGAAGTCCAGCAGTTCGCCTGTCGCCAGCAGCAGGTGGTCGACCTGACCCTTCACCTTCCAGCCTGCGTATTCCGCATACAGGGTAGTCTCCACCATAACGAAGGCGTCGCCATCGGCTGCGCGCTCGATGATGTTGTGCATCGACTGGCCCTGCAACGAATAGATGCGGTCGCTCACATCCTCCTCAAGCTCGTCGTCATGGGCGAGGCGCAGCTTGCGCATCTGCGGAGGGACCAGCAGTTCGGTCACCGAGATGTCGGCCTCGCCTTTCGTATACGAATCGTTGCTGACTGCGCGGACGATAGCCTCGGGCAGCCGCAGCTTATTGGTCAGCTTCATGTCCGCTCCTTCAGCGCGCGGATGGCGGCAGCAGCCGCGTCATGGAAGGCGCCTAGCGCAGCGCGGTCATTCTTGCGCTGGTTGTGCGCCCGGTCTTCGTGCCACTCCGCCGCTTCCTCCAGCGCCTCCCGCCGCGCCTCCGCAACGCGGGCCTCAACCTCGGCGGGGGTGAGGCAGGGGCCGAGATAGCGCCAGCCAGCCGCCACAACCCCGACGCAGCTTTCGTCGCCGCCAGCCCACGACCAGTCGGCTGACGCGGCATCCCATTCAGCGACAAACGGCGTGTTATTCCATCCAAGAAGCCAGTGGCACCCATCCCGCTCCGAGTTCTGCGGGCGCCCGTCCCATGTGTCGGTCATGTGCGGTCCTCCTTTGCTGCGTGCCAATTCTTGCGTGGGCAAGCCGGGTTCTCGCAATCGCGATTGGCGCCGGGCGGGCAGATGCAGCCGACCTGCATCGAAGTGGGCTCTGCAAACCCCTGCCTCAGTATCGAATAGGATGGATATTTCTGGCATCCGCGCTGAGCGCAAATGACACTGGCACAAACACAGGTGTTAGTAATCATGTCCGGTCCTCCCCAAGCCCACCACGGGCGATGGTGTTAAAGCTAACTCCATCCACAACCGTGTCGCGGATGATCTCAAGCGCCCGCTTCATCCGGTCGCGCTCCTTCCGCAGATGCCCGTTCTCGGCGTCCATGATGCCGGTGATCCACCGGATAGCAGCGTCGGGATCATCAATGGGTGCGCCGTAGTGAATGGGGATGCGGCGCAGCCGGTCGCGCTCCGCGAGCAGCATGTCTGCTTGCTGGCTGGTTGCCTGCATTTCACGGCGGTAGGCATCGCGCTCGGCCCGCAGCCGGTCGATCTCAGCGGCGGCTTCTTTCGTATCTCCGAGGCTGGCCGACAGCCCCGACGCTAAATCGGCCCGCAGCCGTTCCACAATGTCGGTCATGTGCGGTCCTCCTTCGGCACCAAACGCACCTCGATCTCGCAGTCGAGCGCATATGCAATCACTGCCATTCCCCATGTGCGAACGCTCTTACCCGCAGCGCCCCGCATCAGGGTGCTTCGGACAATCTTCTCCTCAACGTCGAGCTTCTCTGCCACCTCGGCGAAGGTCATTTTTAGCATCGCCATGCGGTGCAGAAGCAGCGCCGCCAACTGACGGCTGACGTAGCACTCCAATTTCATGCGCGGTCCTCCTGCATGGCATGGAGCGCGTCGAGGGTGGCCCGCACTACAGTTGCATAGGCTTGCGCCCTGCGCCGCAGCTTAGTGCCGTCGTCCTTGTCCTTTTCCACCATTGAAGCGGCGTCTTTCGGGCCAAGCTGGATCCGATAAACAGCCTCGGCCAAGTCTGCGATCAGCGCGTCATCATAGGTAGGTGCGCGCGGGATAGGTTTCTTTTCGGTCACAGCTTTACATCCAGAATGTCGGCGGCCATGACGGCGGCTCCCTTCTTCTTGCGGGTTGCGGTGTTTGCCTTCTTGAGCTTGGCCGTACCTTCGGCAATGGCTTCGTCGTCCTTGCGGGCTTTGCGGTTACGCTCGTTGATCTTGCGAAGCTCGGCCACGATGAAGTCGATGTCCTCTTGCGTCGACTCTTCGGGGTCCTTGGCAAATACCTGCGCCCGGGTGAGCCGGTTCAGAACAGGAGGATTATCCACAGGAACAGCAGCAGGTGTATCAGTCGCATCGTCGCTCATCTTCATGCCTCCGGGATGGGAAGGGGAGAGCCGAAGCCCTCCCCCATTTGCCGATCAATCCTCGGACTCTTCGCCCAGCCAGAACAGGTAGTCGCTATCCTCGCTGTCGAGCGGGGCATGCATGTCCTCATAGAAGGGCTTGCCCTTGAAGATGTCGGCAGCGCCGGGCACCTCGAACATCACCTCATAGCGGGTGCAGCGCAGCTTCTGGTTGGCGTAGTCTGCGGGCACCGACACCACGCAGGCCGGGTCGATCTTGACGGCGACCATCTTGCCATCGCCCGACATGAAGTTCTTCGCGTACTCATAAGCGGCAGCGTGGAAGCCGTAGCTGCACGTCTTGTTCCGGTCGTCGTCCACGTCATGGCGTGCCATCTCATGGATCTGACCGGGCGAGTTGTCGAAGCGACCGGAGTGCTTGTCCTTGAAGTCAGACCGCACCGCCTTGTATGCCAGGAAGTGGCCGTCCGGCGTGATCGGCAGGTCGGCAGCTTCAAGGAACAGGAACAGTTCGTTGCGGCTAGTCATGGACGGGTTGGCCATGAGGTTGTCGAGGAACCGGCAGTAGTGTTCGATGGGCAGGCCATTGCGCAGGAACGTCACCATCTTGTCGGCGAGGTAGCCGGTGATGGGCTGGCCCTTGAAGGTGACGCCGGCCTCGGTCACGGTGACGTTGCCTTCAGTCACCTTCTGAATGAACGCATCGACGGAGGCCAGTTCGATAGCCGTGTCGAAGTCGCGCGCCTTGATGGCCTCGACCACCGCAGCAAAGTTGACGTGCGACGAGTCGAGCGTGACGGGTGCCTTCCCGAAAGGGAACAGGGACACCGAGTCGGAAGCCAGGATGAACGGAACCATTGCTGATATCTCCTTCTGGATCAGCGGTTTACGTATTCGCGAACAGCGTCAACGTCGAGCTTACCTGCCCCGTCGACGTAGGTGAGCAGCGGGTGCTGCTTCAAGAAACCCTCGACAGCTTGCAACACATTGCTCTTGATTGCAAGCGTATCCTCGATCTGCTTCCACTGTGCAGGCGTTAGCACCTCCCGCAACACTACCGCATCCAGCCTGCGAACGCGGTGGCCAAGCGGGGAGCCGGCCTTCAAGTACAGGGCAAAGTGCGGCTGGAGGGCAGCATGCACCGGGGCGAAGCCCTTCCACATTGAACCTGCATTCGCATCCTCCATGCCGACCCGCACAAGATTGCGGCGCAGGCCGGACTGTTCGAAGAGGAGGTGGTGGATGGCAGTCTGCCGCTCACCTTCGAGGAGAGCCGGCATGTCCACCATGTTCTGGATGTAGTCGGTATCCAGTTCCTGCCAGCCGTTAGCAGCCAGCGCCTTGAGCAGCTTGCCATTCGGAGCCAGCTTGCTAGAGGGCAGGCCAATGATGCGCACCGGAGCAAACGCCTGCTGCGTCAGAAGGCAAGCGTATACATACGGCAGCTTAGTCGCGACCGGCTTACCCTCGGCGAAACGGATGTACACACCACCGCCCGACAGGTCGAGCGTGTCCCGCACCAGCGTGTAGCTGTAGTTGTGATCACGCATCGTTACGTCATAGAACTGGGTGGACGGGACGCGGACGGATGCGGACGTGACAGGCGGCGGGGCAGTCAGCGCCGTGTCGATATTGACGGGGACCGGCATGCCGATCTCGGCACACTTGTCCACAAGCTCCTGATACGGGATGCCCGACACCACCTGCAACCGCACGTCGATCCGCTTGCCGCCCATCATGTAGTGGTGGCGCAGCTTGCGGAAGGTCGCAGCCGTGACCCGCTCAGTCCACATGATCAGGCGCACCACGCTTTCGTACTTGGGGAAGGCATGCTCGAAGACCGGATCAGTTTCGGGGTAGGAGTCCCGCCGGAAGGTGGACCAGTGGCCCGGCTTCACGTAGTCGAAGGCTTGCGCCGGCTTGGAGAAGGCGGTGTGCAGCTTGAAGCTGACCGTCTCAGGCACAGCCTTCCCGTTCCAGCGCGGCTTCACGATATCCTTGAGGCGGCGGAACAGTCCCGGCAGGGTGCTGATGTCCTTGCCATGCACACGCTCACGGGCCTCGGCTAGCGTAGCACAAGACGCCAGTTCCGCTTCGAGCTTGCGCACAATCTCCGCCACATCCCAAGTGAGACGCGCCTTCAGATACTTGATGGTGGTCGCATCATAAGACAGCGTCTCGCGAGACGGGCTGATGGACACGCTGCCCATCGGCACCCGGATCACAAGCCGCATCCTTCCCAACAGGTCGTTCACCGCCGCAGGCAAATCGGGGATAGCCCCTTCGTTTAGCGTGTAGGGCACATTGCCCATGATCACCATGCTAGAAGCGACCGCCTTGTTCACCATCCAGCTAGGCGCCCCGTCCACCTCGGTGTCGGAGACAAGGAGCATGTTGTCAGGATCGAAGATCGCATCGTCCTGCGTCACGTCCGTATTGAGGGACGGAATGTCGGGCCACCAGCGGAACAGCGAGCGCGCCTGCGTATGCCAGTCCACGATGGAGCCGGAGCGGGCAGTCAGGGGCACGCGCACTTCGAGGCCGGTCTCGGGGCCGCAGGGTTCCTTGCCCACCGCATTGACGTGCGGCATGCCGTCCTGCTTGTAGCAGGCATAGGTGGACTTGAACCCGCCGTGCCATGACGTGACGGTGAACTGGTCGGCCACGGCGAAGGGGGACTTGGAGCCAAGACCAAAGCCACCGATCTGGCTGTTGTCCTGATCCTTAGTGGATCGGAAGTAGGTCGTATACAGGGACAGCACATCCTCCTCGGACAGGCCAGACCCGTAATCGCGAACCCAGAACACCGGCTCCAGATAGGTGGGCAGGTGGACTTGGATGGCGCTGACCGGCAAGCCAGCCGCCGTGTGTGCGTCCACTGCGTTGCACGTGATCTCGCGGATCACCGCCAGGGTTTTGTTCTGGTAGAGGTTGGAGGACAGAACCTCGAACGCCTTGACGCTAGCCGCAATGGTGAATGCGCCGCCGCTGCCAAGGCCACCGGCCTCCACAGTCTCTCGCTCTCGCATCATAAGCATGTGATCAGCCTTTCTTTGCTCGCGTGTTATGCACAAAGTTGTGCGCTGACTTCATCGAGGAGGCGACCTTGACCAGTTCCCACCGGGCTGGCCGCTCCCCGTAGATAGGTGCCCACACTTTCACGGTGCCGTCAAGCTGCCGGACCATGACGCACCCGAGATAATACTTCCGGGCCTTGACGCCCGCCTTCAGTGGATGACGGAGACGGATGCCTCCACCAGCGACAACGCCATCCATTCGAGTGCCTCCTCATAGAACGGTCGATACAATTCCTGAAAGAGGCGAAGCTGCTCATCGTTCAGGTGTAGCCCGTCAACCTCGGCGCTGACCAGCGTCACCTGCTCCAATGCGATCAAAGCTTCGCCATCTTCAAGCCACTCCCGCCAGACAGCGACGGCAGTGCCTTCGACATCGTGTTCCGTCCCGTCATGCAAGCGCAGCGGGAAAGACACCTGCAAGGCTTGCGTTCTGGTCACAGAATGTCCTCTCTATTGGGCAGCCCTTGGCAGGCCCGCACTACGGACAGAAGCTGGCGCGCCACCGCTGCCTGCTTAGAGACGGCCACCCTGTAGTCGAGGGCGGTGCCGCTCTTTTGCAGGCGGGCATAGTCATGGCCGATGTCCACCAGCAACTGCTCGATCTCGGGCTTCAACTTTCGGAAAGGATCATATTCCCATTCCAAGATCTGGTTGATGTCAGCCTTCTTTTTGCGTGGCATGCGTGCCTCCTCACCACAGGCGCCAGAGCTTACGGCCCCAGCGCAGATACATCCAGCCCAATGCGCCCCTCCTAAGCCGGGGCAACACAAAGAAGGGGCGCGGTGTCATGTCAGCCTCCTCTGCTCAGAAGGTATACGACCAGGAGGCCACCGCCAATGGCCGCAATGGCCACCTCCAGCAGCAGGTACGTGACGATGCCTTCCATGTCAGGCCACCTTGCGGAAGAAGGCAGAGTAGCGGCGGCCCAGCAGCAGGTCACCCTCGGGGCTGGCCGCAATCGAGACCACCTTGCGGGGCAGACGCGCACGGGGAACCTTGCCCAGCCACGTGCCGCGCTCGCTGGTAACCCGGAATTCCACCATGTCAACGTCGCCGAGACGGCGCAGGTCGAACACCCACGCCTGCATGCGGGGCGTCACCTGCCAATGGTAGCCGGACTTCATGCTGGCGATATGCACGCCGCTCGAAACCCGATGCGTGGCACGATGCTGCCAGACATAGTTGTAGTGGGTGATCACGGAAGAAACATGCTTAACCATGACTGATCTCCTGTTGGGTTGAAGTAAAGTGATCCGGTCCCTGCATTACCGTCCCAAACAACACGCCCACTCCGCTCTCGCGGGTCGCAACGGGGCGTGCGTGGCCACAACGGTTTGCCCATGTCCCGCGCCTACGTGAACCCACCCTAGGAGTGACGCAGAACTAGAGATGCAAGGTCGATACGCCAGCCGGATCATCCAGCGTCTGATTGAGTGGCCACCTCCTAGAGAATGAGTGAAGACCGGGATTGGCCTTCGCTATGCAAGCCCTGATGACAGAGCTTGCAGGTGCGAGGGTCAAGCGCCCTGATGGTTGGGCGGCAACGTGTTGAAGGCTAGCTCCTCTTCGCGCACCGTGTCAAGGTAGATTGCGAAGGCTTGCCGGCGCTCATGGCCCAGCGATGCGATGAAATTCAGGGTCACCAGCAGCATGCTGGAGGTGTCCCATCCAAGCTCGTCGGCTACCGCTTGCAGCGTTAGCTGCGGATCACGTTCGATCATCTGCTTCCCTCCTTCATGTATGGGGTAGGCCGCAAGGCCCCCACCAAGTTGAATTCCTACGCAACACGTGGCAACATGTAGTCTCCTGATACTATGCCACCCGTCTGTGCTTCTAACGGGGTGGCATTCCGCGTGTCAAGATACTTTCTCACGGCGCACCCTCACCAGAAAAACCCAGCAATTCCAAAGGCTTACACCCGAAGGTGAGCGAGTGAGAAAGGTGAGCACCCTATTCTTCTTTTAAGAAAGAAGAAGATATAGAAAAAGGTTGGGCACGCTGCTCACTTCCTCACCCCGCCGGCTAAGTCCTTGATTTCATTGGACATTTCCGGTGAGCGCCTTGCTTCTAGCCGCCGCGCCCTCGCTCGCTTTTCACCCGCCTCCCGCAGCAGCATCAAGATGCGCGTCTTGATGGCGCGAGCATCCTTCGCCTTGGCATGCGACAGCACCACGTGCAGCGCCTCCACCTCCTTCCTGTCGCGCTCGGCCTCCGCCCGCAGCCGGGCCGCTATCTGCGCCGGCTTTCGGTGCGCCTCCCATGCTATCCGCAGCCCCTGCCAACCAAACGACTCGCGCATGGCGATGTTCTCCTTCCGTTCCTCACGGCTTGAGCGCGGCACGCGCAGCCCTGATGCAGCCTCTAGATATGAATATTTCCTCTTTTGAAGAATCGTTTTCCACACTGTCCCAGTCCGGATCAGAACGAATGTTTGCGGCGGCATCTTCCCCTAAGTCATCGGGCCAGAGAAACAGCCCTGCAAACGGGCGCAGTGCTGCTCGCAATCGTTCAATTTCATCGGCAGCCTCGTCGCCGATTGACACGTCGCCGTGTTCCCAACGAGAAAGCCCTCGTAATTGCTGTACAAGCCTGTTCATCACCC